ATTAGATAAGAAAACCGAACCGTCGAAATGGTATTTACCAAAGGCGCAAGGGTTAAGCGTTCGACTTTTTTTGACGGTCCTTTTATTGAGGAGCTTGGCTTAAAAAAATCCGAGGTTAGAATGAAAAGACTAGCGTCGGGCACGGCCCCATTTTTAGACTCCCACGGCTTTAGTGAGAAAAAAGGCGTTCGCAGTCAGCTTGGCGTTATTATGTCGGCTGAATTGATTGACGGTAAAGAGGGACGAGCAATCGTTAAATTTTCAAAGCGTGATGACGTCGAGGACATTTTTCAAGAGTGTTCAAGACGGTATTTTAAGAAACGTAAGCGTTGGCTATAATACGCACCGCATAGAAAAAGTTGGCGAAGAAAATGACGTACCTATTTTTAGGTCAACGGACTGGGAACCTGTAGAGGTTAGTCTAGTTGTTGCCGGTGCCGACCCCGATGCGCAGTTGCGGTCTAATAACGAAGTTACGACCGAATGCATCGTCGAAGAAAATGAAGAAGAAAACGAAACAACTCGAAAAGAAAAAGTGACGGACCCCGAAAAACTGGCAAACGAAAAGGTTGCGGAACCGGAAAAAGTAAGGGACACTCAAAAAATAGGAGAAAATACTATGACACCAGAAGAAATCGAAGCTAAGAGACTCGCCGACATTAAAACCGCACAGGACGAGGCCAAGGCCGCCGAAAAAGTTCGACAAAGTGAAATTCGTTCTATTTTTACAAAAACGCGAATGAATGACGACCAACTTCTTAACGAGTGTATTGACTCCGATAAAACTGCCGACGAGGTTCGTACCCTTGTCATTGATAAAATGGCAGAAAAAGAAAACACCGACGAGACTCGCACGGTTTCAGCTAACCAAGTAACGGTTGGTGAGGACCACGGTCGCAAGGGACGCATTGAGGGCATGACAAGTGCCATTTTGCATAGATTCCGACCGCAAGACGAAGAAGGCGTTCACGAGGGCAAAAGAATTATTAACAAAGGGTATGAACTTAAAGAGAGCGGGCGCAGTTTTGCTTATCTAACTCTTGCCGATATGGCCCGAGCTTGCTTAGAGGCAAACGGTACTCGTACTGGTATGCTGCCTCGTCACTCCATGATTGACTTGGCTTTACAAGGTCGAGGACTTCATTCAACTGCCGATTTTCCTGAAATTTTAGCCAACGTTGTAAACAAGACGTTGCGCAACGGTTACCAGGCCGCTCCCGTTACTTGGAAACCTTTTGTTAACGAGGTTTTTGTTAACGATTTTAAAGAAATTTCTCGCACTAACTTGGGCGACGCCGCTAAGCTTGAAAAGCTTGGTGAGGGGGCCGAGGTTAAGCGCGGTACTATCTCTGAAAATGCTGAAAAGTATTTTGTAGAGGAGTACGCAAAAATCCTAGGCATTACTAGAAAAGTTATCATTAACGACGACCTTGATTTTGTTGCTAAATTACCAGAGCGAATGGGACGCAGAGCACGCGACCTTGAGTCCGACGTTATTTATGACATTATTAAAGCAAACGCAGTTCTTAGCGACTCGGTTGCACTTTTTGCCGCCGGGCATGGCAACTTGTCTACTACACCGGCAGCGCCAAATGAGGCTGGGCTTAGCGAAATGCGTTTGTTAATGCGTCGTCAGCTAGGCATTGATGGGGCTGAAATTGCTCTTACTCCTGTTATGACACTTGTACCGCCAGCGCACGAAACTGCTATGGAAAAATTACTTGCGACAATCGTTCCCGATAGTTCAACAAATACCTCGCCGTTTTCGTCCTCCGGTCGAACTCCATTGAGACTTGACGTTGAGCCAAGACTTGAAACTGGGGCCAACGGTTCATTAACCGCTTGGTATGGTATGGCTAGTAAAGGTCAAACCGACATGATTGAGCTTGCAAGACTTGCCGGTTCAAATGGACCGCAAACTATGACTAAAGAGGGCTTTGACGTTCACGGCATGGAAATTAAAATCATGCATGACGTTGGGGCAAAAGCTCTTGATTTTAGAGGCTTGTTTAAAAACGCTGGGGCCTAATAGCCAAGTGAGTAATGAGGCGGCCTAAGAAGTTCTTAGGCCCAGAGTTTGAATGGAAAAAATAGGAGACTTGTACAATGAAAAATTTCTTACACCAAGGGGACACCCTAGACCTTATTGCACCAGCCGGCGGCGTTGTTAGCGGCGTTGGATATATTCACGGCACCATTTTTTCGGTTGCAGTTGTTAGCGCAGCGGCGGGCGAAAAGTATGCGGGAAAAGTAACCGGCGTTTATGAAATGCCCAAGCTTACCGCTAACGTGATGACCGAGGGGCAATCTGTAAATTGGAACGACACCAATAAAGAATGGCAAAACGCGATTAGCGACCTTGACGGGGCGGGCGTTGTTGTTGAGGCTGCCGACGGTACAAAATCCGTGGTCAAGGTTAAGCTTAAATCAATCTAATTCGGGGGTTTAAAAAATGCCTCCAATTGATTTTGATGTATTGGCCGCGAGCGCATTTGAAAATATCAAATGCGTTTTAGGTATAGAGGCACTTTATTTACCTAAAGCCGGCGGGCAAATAATCGTAAGAGGGGTTTTCGACGACCGGGTTCAAGAGGTCGACCCCGACACTGACAAAGTAATCAGCTCAAACGTTTTTACCTTTGGTCTAAAACTTTCCGACATACCAAGCGCGCCAGTAAAAGGCGATAAGTTAATTGTAAGAAACATTGCCTATCAGGTGATTGACTCACGCGAGGACGGGGTTCCCGACGTTAGCACGGTTTTAATTTTGCACAAGGTTGTAATTGCATGAGCATTTTTACCAATCAAAAAGGCATTCAAAAAAACGGCTATGTAAAGGCAGACCTTGGCCGATTGCGCAAAAATATTCGCAAGGCCGTTGTTGCGATGCTTAAAGATAACACAGACGCGGGCGCAAGGGTTTTTCCAAACTCAAGTGTGCCCCCTTGGGAGTCCGAGTTGCCTGTTATTTTAGTGTACCAACGCAACGAACCAACTTCGAAACTTGGCCATACTCCTAAAGAATTAATCCGCAACCTAGACTTAGCGATTGAAATTGTCGCCAAAGGTCCCGAAGAAAATTCGGACTTAGTAACTCCCGAGGTCGGGGTTAAGTCTTTAGAGGACACACTTGACGACATTGCCGAGCAAGTCGAGTGTTATTTACATGCTGACGACACGTTGCAAGGTACTTGCGACGAGTCCGAACTTAATAGTACTGAGTTTGAATTTGAGTCCATTGGGGGGCTGCCTATTGGCAGTGCGCGGCTAACATATACTGCGAGCTATACTACAATGGTCCCAAGAGATACGTCTAAACAAGACGCAGACAGCGACTTTACTAAAAATGAAATTGACTATAACATTGGCGACGATGAGAATACTAGAGAAGCTAACGACACGGTTGATTTACCGATTGTCTAGGGGTAAGATTTTATTATGAACAACTCAATGCGAATAAAAGTTTTAAAAAGTTTTCCAAGCCCGCTTACCAATCGCATGGCCGAGGTCGACTCTGAATTGAATGTACCTAAAAGCCAATTTTGGTTTAAGCGTATAGAACAAAAAGATTGTATCGAAATCAAAAAGAAAACTAAAAGTAAAGCATCGGAAAACACCGTTGCCCCTAAACTTGACAAAAAAGGGAGTAAATAATTATGGCAATTTCATTTCTACAGGTTCCTTTTGGCGTAAAAGTTCCGGGCAATTACGTTGAGTTTAATACGTCGAATGCTATTCAGGGGCCATCAATACAAAATTACGTTGCTCTTTTAATCGGGCAAAAACTAGCCGCCGGAACTAAGGCCGCCGGGACTGCCCAACTTGTTACAAGTGCCGCGCAGGCTAAAAGATTATTTTGGCGCAGGTTCGCACCTCGCGGCAATGGCCGAGGCTTTTATAAAATGCAAACGGCGGGGCTTAATGAGTTGACTTGTATCGCTCTTGACGACGGCGCAGCCGTTAAAAGCAACGGGCAGTTATGAAAATTTTGACGCCGCCAACTGCCGACGGGACTTTAAGTCTAATGATCGGTGGGCGTCGATATAGAGTTGCAGTTTTAGCCGCTGACACCGAGGCCGCGATTATTACAAAACTTGTTACTGAAATTGGTCTAGACGACGACGCTTTTGTTACCGTTGCCGTTGACGGCGTTAACGCTGACTTAATGAATATCACCGCTAAAAATGGCGGGGCGGTCNGCGCTGAAATTGATATTAGAGAAAATTATTTTGTTGGCGAGGAGTTACCCGCTGGCATTACAAGTACAATTACCGCAATGAGTGGCGGGTCCGGTGACCCAGCACTTACGCCGGCTATTACCGCAATGGGCGAAAAACAATACCACTCGATTGCAATGGGCGTTAGCGACGCCTCAAACCTCGGTTTAATGCAAACAGAAATGCAAGACCGTTGGGGGCCAATTCGTCAAAATGACGGGCATGTTTTTTATTCTAAAAATCAAGACTTTTCAACGCACTCAGCTTTTCTCGGCACTCGAAACAACGAGCAAGAGACGGTTCAAAACGTTAAGGGGCCAACGCCCGGTTTTATTTGGGCTGCGAACATGGCCGCAGTTATTGCAACCAATGGCCAAATTGACCCGGCAAGACCTTTTCAAACACTAGCCCTTACTCAAGTATTGGCACCGGCAGAGAGTGAACAATTCACTTTTGGCGAGCGAGACTTAATGCTAAAGGCCGGTTCATCAACTTACTTTGTTGACGGCGGCGGGGTTGTAAGAATTGAGCGCACGAGAACAACTCGTATTGAAAATGAGTTTGGAGCACTTGACGAGGCTTTGGCCGACTTAAATCCAAAATTGACTTTAAGTTATATCCGTTTCGATTATAGAACAATGCTGACGGTTAAATACCCTAGGCACAAAGTTGCAAGTGATGGGACTAATTTCGGACCTGGCCAAGCCATTGTTACCCCAAAAATTCTTAAAGCCGAGGCGGTTGCACGTTTTCGTCAATGGGAGACTTTGGGGCTTGTCGAGGGCGGCGACCAATTTAAACGTGATTTAATAATTGAGAGAAATATTTCAGACGTTAATAGAGTTGACCACCTCTTGCCGCCCGACCTCGTGAACCAACTTCGCGTGAACGGTGTACAAATAGGATTTTTACTTTAATTTAAAACGAGGGAGCTAAATTATGAACAGACGAGTAGGGGGCACCCTTTTTGTAAAAGTTAATGGCGAGCAATTGCAAGCCAAGGGCGAATTCACCTATAACGTAAACCCGGTAAAGCGCGAGTCCGTTGTTGGGGCTGATACAATTCACGGTTTTAAAGAAGAACCCAAAGCCATTTTTTGCGAGGGCGCGATTACTGACAGCGACGAGCTAGACTTGCAAGCATTACAGGCAACTAGGGACGCGACCGTAATTTTAGAACTTGCAAACGGTAAAACGGTTACTTTTTCCGAGGCATTTTACGCAGCCGACGGTGACGTGACTCACGTCGAGGGCGAAATACAATTTCGTTTCGAGGCCATTAGCGGCGAAGAAATTGCAGCCTAATTTATTTTATTTTTGAAAAATTGAAAATGATTACAATTCATTGTAATCATTTTTTGAATTTGGAGGGAACCAATGTCAAAAGAAAATCATGCAGTAATTGTCACATTAAAATATCCAATCGAATGGGCAACCGACGGCACTAAAAAAGAAGTGACCGAGGTCGGTTTTCGTCGTCCAAAAGGTAAAGACATTAAAGGCATTGGCCGAGACGTAAGTCTTGACGATATTTTTAGAATAGCGTCTAAAGTTTCAGAGTTTTCGCCCCGATTTTTTGACGAGCTAGACGCCGTTGATTGCATGTCAATTTCAGAGGTTGTCGGCGATTTTTTGGACGATGGGCAAGAGACTGGGAAGACCAACTAGCCTTAATTGGTTTTACGTTTCATTGGCCTCGTTGCGAACTATATGACCTCGATGACACAGACGTTAACGACTGGTATGATAGGGCGTTGAATATTCAGGAGCGAGTGAATGGCCAGAAAAGATAGGACATTAGGACTAAAGTTAAAAGCCGTCGATAAAATGTCGTCGTCTATTGACCGCGTCCAAAGGAAATTTCCAAAGCTAACTCGCGACATTAAAAAAGCGAGTCGAGTCGCAAAAATATTTAATCACCAAACAAAAGCAATGCGCCAAAGTTTACAAAAACTTGGCGGCGGTATGAAACGAGTCGGCATGGCCATGACTCTTGGCGTGACGCTGCCGTTAACGGCTGCCGCAGCCCAAGGGGTTAAGTCATTTGGGGATTTTCAACAAGGCCTTAGAGGCGTTGAAAAGACAACGGGCTTGAGTCGAGGCGCAACTGAAAAACTTGGGGCGACGTTCGACAAACTATCAACGAAAATACCCGTGAGCACTTCAGAAATGCTAGAGCTTGCGCAAGCGGGCGGGCAGCTCGGTGTTAAAGGCGCGGCCAATTTAGAAAAATTTACGGTGACAATGGCAAAACTTGGCCGAGCTAGTGACGTAACCGGCGAAGAGGGGGCAAAAAGTATCGCCCGAATTTTGACGGTTACAAATACCGGCATTGGTGACATTGATAAGTTTAGCTCGGCCTTAGTTGACCTTGGTAACAATGCCGCAGCCGGTGAGTCTGAAATTTTAGCAGTCGCAACAAGAGTTGCCGGGCAGATTGGCCGATTTGACGTCGCAAGCGATAAGGTTTTAGGTATTTCAACCGCGCTTAAGGCTTTAGGTAAAAACNCCGAGGCGTCGGGGTCGGTCGTTGGCCGAGCGTTCGACGCAATTGACCAATCAATTAAGAAACCGGGCAAAAGCACTCAAATTTTAAGTAAGTTAACAGGCATTGCGGTTAAGGATTTAAAAAAGCAGTTTAAAGGCGACGCCGGGGCCGTTTTTCAAAAATTTATTGGCGGGCTAAATAAAGTTGAAACAGGCGGCGGCAATTTGGTCGGGGTCATGGGCGCACTTGGCTTGCAAGGTGTTCGCATAAATGACATTTTAGGTACTCTTGCCAAAAACCCAAAAGTCTTGGCCGAAAATATGGACCGGGCCGGTAAAGCTTTTAAAAACAACACCGCCTTACAAAAAGAATTTGCCACGCAAACAGACTCTTTTAATTCAGAAATGAAAACTTTAGGCAATACTTTTTCAAGCCTTTTGCGCTTGATTGGTAAAGAACTTGCGCCGGCAGTTAGGTTTTTAGGCAGGATATTCAAAAGTATTTTTGATTTCTTAAGAAACAACCCGACTATCAGAACAATAGTAATTGTTTTTGGGGCTTTTTTAGCTGTCATCGGGCCGGTGTTATTTATCTTAGGTGGGTTTTTGGTTATTTTACCGGCACTTTTAGCTGGCCTTACTGCTCTTGGTATAACGACGTGGGCCGCTGCCGCCCCTTTTCTTTTAATCCCCCTCGCAATCGCTGCATTTTCTGCGGCATTAATTGGATTGCTTAAAAATTGGGATGCTTTACTTGAGTCTTTTGCTGCGTCAAACAACCCCTTTTCCAATATAATAGGCTTTGTCATGTTTTTGATTGAAAAAGTCGGAGAGTTTATAGGATTGATTGGTTTTGCAGTTACTAATTTAGATAAATTAGACATTGTGGGCAGTGTTGCCGCCGATTTTTTCGGCTTTGGCGGCGACAATAAAAATAAAGGCTTTGGTAAGTCAGTTGGGGCACGCAATCAAAGTACGGGCATTGCCCAACCAAGACAAACACCAAACGAGTTACAAGGCCGCATAGGCGTTGACTTTGTGAATGCGCCAAAAGGCACTAAAGTAAGAAGTGAGGCCGACGCAGGCCTCGGCCTTGATATTGGCTTACTTGGAGGGTTGCAGTAATGGCGCGTGACGAATGGCTAGAAAAATATAGAACCGGCAGTTTTAGAGGCGTTGAGTTTAAAACGCGCTCGCACACTATGACTGGCGGGCGACGAAAACAAGACCGTGAATTTGCAAAACGTGAGCTTGGTAATAGCGAGGACCTAGGAAAAAAGTTAAAAACTTTTTCTTTAGACCTCTATGTATTGGGTTCTGATTATTTTGCGCAACGAGACGCTCTAGAAAAAGCTCTCGATACTGCGGGCGCGGGCGAGTTGATACATCCTTACCGGGGCACATTTCAAGTTCAAGCGGGCAGTTATACCCTAACTGAAACGGTAAGCGAAACTCGGATTGCGCGGTTTACTGTTGAGTTTACCGAGGCGGGCGAGGTTAAATTTCCCGACTTGGCAGCCGACGACATTGCCGGCGCGGTAACAAACGCAGACAGTGTAATTACAAACTCTAAAAGTTTTTTTGAAAACACGCTAGACACTATTGCCGAGGCGGCGTTTGTTATCCAAGCGGCAGCCGACGACACCAACGCCCTTGCAAACGATATTTCAAAAGCGGTTCAAAGCGTGACCGAACCTATTGCAAGCGTTACTTTTGCAATTAGAAACTTAAACGCCTCGGTTGATAGTTTAATCCAATTACCTGGCCAATTGGCCGACCAAATTGAGGGAGTTTTTACAGCCCTTTTTGACGTGTTCGAGGACGACCCAGACACTATGAATAGAGTAATGGGCGTTTTTTTGGGCGGCGTTGACGCAACGATTGCCGCACGCCCGGTCGTTGGCAGTACTCCCTCGCGCATTACGCAAGGGAGTAATCAAGCGGCGATTACAAATTTATATAAAGAAATAGCACTCTCAAGCCAAGCTAAGGCCGCCGTTGAAATTGAGTTTGCCTCAACTGCCGCAGCCCTTGAGAGTCGAGACGCAGTTATTGACGGGCTTGACGCTCAAACGCTTACCGCGAATGACAACGAGCTTTACCAATCTATTAAAGACTTGCAAACTTCGCTAAGTCGCGCACTCCCTCGAACGGGAACAACTGAATTGATAACTTTTACTCCCGTTCAAACAACGCCAGCTTTAGTTATAGCGCATGACTTATTCGAGGACCTCGAAAAAGAGGACGAAATAATTGACCAAAATGCCGTTGAGCATCCGGGTTTTGTACCGGGGGGCGACGAAATAAAAGTAAGCGCGGGATAAAATGGCAAACGAACGGATTGCAACTCAGAGCGGGCGAGAAATACCAAACGACGTTTCTATACTTGTTGGCGGTCGCTCATTTGACGGTTGGCAATCTGTTAGTATAACTGAGTCGCTAGAGGCAATCGCTAGCAATTTCTCAATTAGTTTATTTGATAAATGTGAGGGGCTAAAATCAAACTGGCCTTTAAAGCCCGGCGTTAGTGTAAAAGTAAACATTGGCCCAACAAGGGTTATTACCGGACGCATTGAAAAGCTTGACGTAAGTTACTCGTCAACTGACCGCAGTTTTACTATAAGCGGGCGCTCGCGTTCGGGCGATTTAGTAGACGCCACTCACGACGGCCCATGCGAATATAAAAATATTGACCTTGATAAGTTGGCCGAGGAGTTAGTCAAACCCTTTGGCCTAAAAGTTTTTGTCTCAGTTACACCGACCGCAATAGAAAAATTTGCAGTTAAGCCGGGCGAAACTGTTTTCGAGGCGCTTGACCGTGCGGCCAGATTGCAAGGCCTGCTTTTTATATCGACTCGAAAAGGAAATATCAGGCTAACCAGAGCGGGCGCAACCGAGGCGCGTTTTCGGGCGTTTAGTAGCTTGGAGCAAGGGGTAAACATTCTTAGTGCAAGTGCGACCTATGACGACTCACAAAGGTTTAAAGACTATCATTGTATCGGGCAAGCGGCAGCTAAGGACGATTTTTTCGGTATCGAAGTTGCGCAGCCTAAAGGGAGTGCCGTCGACGCAGGTATTACCCGGCACCGGCCTTTAACTTTTGTCGCCGAGGGCGATATTGATAACGCAAAAGCTGAGACTCGCGCAAAATGGGAGGCGTCTAGCCGGCTTGCAAAAGCCGTTCGCGTTACCGCTAAAGTTCAAGGCTGGGTTCAAGACAATGGCACGCTTTGGGGCGCGAACCAAATAACAAATTTTCGGTCTAAATTTTTGGGTCTCAACCGAGACTTACTTATTACAAACGTGGTAAGAAATGACGGCACAGACGAGGGCAAAACAACCGACATCACTTTAGTGGACCCGCAAGCGTATCAGGTAAAGCCTGTTAACACCAAAAAAACTGACAATATTTTTGCAGACCTTGGGAGTAACTTTTAATGGATGCAAGGTTAGGTAATTTAGTAAATACAATGTTAAAGCCTTTGAGAAATAGGGTTTATAATATTGTTTCGCGTGCCGTTTTAGAAATGGCAAACGACTCGAAAAAGATGCAAGCGTTAAAGGTTGCAGTTTTAGCCGGCGAAAATCGCGATGACGTTGAGTATTTTCAAGACTATGGTTTTACAAGTGTTCCCTTACCAGGGGCCGAGGCCTTAGTCGTCTGCCCGCAAGGAAATCGCGAGCATATGATTGCGGTAAAAGTTGGCAACCGAACTGTTAGGCTTAAAGACTTGGCCGAGGGCGAGGTTGCAATATACACCGACGAGGGCGACAAAATACACTTGAAACGGGGTAACAATATCGAAGTTGTTGCCGCGACCAAAGTTTTAGTTACGACTCCCGAGGCTGAGTTTAGCGGCAACGTAAAAATACAAGGTAACTTAACTGTCATAGGTACGAGCTTGATGACTCTTGCCGTGACTATGAAAAACACTTTAACCGTTGACTTGACGGCAACCATTAAAGGGTTATTGTCGGCACTCGGATACTCTGGGCTTGCCGGTGCGCCGGTTAGCTCAGCCGTTGATATTACAACAACGGCGAACATGACGGGCGGCGGGACTGATTTTGCAACGATAAAAACAACTTACAATGGGCACACGCATCCTGAAACGGGCGTAACAACAACGGCCCCGAATGAGCAATTATAGGGGGGCTAAATGAAACAAGACGTTGGCTTTTTTGACGTTGGGGGTACTTGCCCCGACTTAGTTATAGAAAACGGCGACCTAAAAGCCGATAACGGTTTAGAGACTGCCGCACTAATTTCTTTATTTTCTGAT